GGCGGTGGTGCATGGATCACGGCGTCGAGAGCCGTGCCCAGGCTGGCGGCATCAACTCGCTCGGCGGTGTGCTGACCAATGACGAGCTCTCCAGCGAGATCATCCGGCTCGTGGAGGAGTTCGGTGCGTTCCCGGCCAACGCCCGCAACGTGGCGATGAACAGCGACACGCTGCTGATCGCCCGTCGCACCGGCGGTCTGTCGGCTCGCCCGATCGGCGAGAACGCGGCTCCCACCACCAGCGATGTGACGTTCGACAACGTGCAGCTCGTCGCCAAGCTCTGGGGCGTCGACAACCGCGTCCCGATGTCGCTGATCGAGGACTCGGTCATCAACCTTGCCGATGCGATGGCGGTCGAGGTGGCCCAGGCTTACGCCGAAGCCTTCGACAACGCTGGCTTCATTGGCACGGGTGCTGGGGCGACCTATCATGGCACGGTCGGCGTGGCGGTCTCCATCAACGACGGCACGCACTCGGCGGGCGTCGTGACGGCCGACACGGGCAATAACACGTTCGGCACGCTGGATCTTCTGGACTACACGAATCTCGTGGCGAAGCTGCCGCTGTACGCTCGGCGGAATGCCAAGTGGTACATCTCGCCGGCTGGCTACGGCTCCTCGATGCTGCGGCTCCTCATGGCTGCCGGCGGCAACAACGGGGCCGACGTGGCCGCAGGTGGCGGGCTGAACTTCCTCGGGTTCCCGGTCGTGCTGACCCACCCGCTGGAGAGTCGCCTCACCGGCACGGGTTCGGCGATCGCCTGCCTGTTCGGTGATCTGTCGCAGGCTTGCACGATGGGCACGCGGCGTGAGGTCACGGTGAAGACCGACTCCAGCCGGTTCATCGAGTTCGACCAGCTTCTGACCTTCGCGACCGCTCGCGTGGCGATGGTCGCCCACGACCTTGGTGACACCAGCAAGGCTGGCCCGATCGTCGCCCTCAAGTTCGCCTCGTGATCTTTGACCCTCTAGGAGACTCCAGAACGTGAACCATCTCGAATCCACCAAGACGGTCGTCGGCACGACGGTGACGAGCTCGGCTGGCACCGCGACCCTGACCATCGACACCCTGGGCTATGACTACGCCTCGGTCGATGTGGTCGTGGCGATCAGTGCGACTGCCGGGCATACGGCGGCGTCGATCCTGAACGTGCTGACGCTCTCGCAGGGCGACACCACCACGGCGGGCTCCTCGGTCTACACCGTGGCGGTTCCCGCTGCGAGCGTGGCCGTCACGAGTCAGCCCAGCGTGGTTCGGTTCGATGTCGATATGCGGGGCAAGAGCCGGTATCTGAAGATCGACGCGACCCCCGCCCAAAGCCTTGCGACCACGATCGTGGGTCGGCTCGGCAAGGGCGAGATCGCCCCCGAGTCGGCTTCCGCCAAGGGTGCCCTCGCGAAGTACAGCGGCTGACGCTTGACAGCCTCGACACAGTGGATGGCGGGTGCGGCATGAGCCGTGCCCGCCATCTCTGTTTGAGGGCTCCATGATCGTCAAGGTCGGCGGTACGGATGTCGATGTTCGGATCGAGTGCGTGATGAGCGGCCCGCGATTCGGCCCGCTCGCGAATCTCTTCGGCTGGGCTCAAGCCCTCATGCCGCTCGGCATCCGCCCGACGCTCGGGCAGGGGGCTCTCTGGGGGCAAGTGCTCCAGCGGTGCATGGAGCAGTTTATCGACTCGACCGAGTACATCCTCTGCACTGACTTTGATTCGTTCTGGGGGCAGCGTGAAGTGAGCGAACTCGTCGCCCTCGCGATGGCTTTTCAGTGCGACGCTCTTGCCCCGCTGCAAGTGAAACGCGAAGACGGTCGCCCGATGTTCACGTTGCCCGGCACGCTGGACAAGCCGCCCGAGGGCGGGGCGACTGAGTTGCCGATGTCGTGGTTCGCGGAGCCTGTGCAGGAAGTCGACTCGGCGCACTTCGGCTGCACGCTGATCTCGACGCGGGCTCTGAAGCGGACGCCGAAGCCTTGGTTTCAAGACCAGCCCAACGCAAAGGGCGAGTACGGCGACGGGCGGATCGACGCCGACATTCACTTCTGGCGGCAGTTTCGGGCCGCTGGGAATCGCGTCTACATCACGCCCCGCGTCTCGATCGGCCACGGCGAGTATGTCTCGGTCTGGCCGGGCAAGGATCTGCAATCCCCGGTCTTTCAGTACGTGGGCGACTACACCGCGAACGGTAAGCCGAAAACTGCATGGAGTCTCCCGAAATCGTGAAAATCAAACTGGTGAAGAACTACTCGACCTACACGGTCGGGCGGGTGGTCGAGTGCGAGAACGAGACAGCGGAGCGGCTCATCCGCGACGGAATCGCCGTGCGAGAGTCGCAGATGGATCTGATCGAGACGGCGACAGCCGAGCCCGAGGTCGAGCGGGCTGACGCACGACCGCGACGCGGCAGGAAACCGAATGCGATACCGCAGCCTCAAGACTCTGACCCAGCCGACGGTTGAGCCGGTCTCGCTCGCCGAAGCCAAGTCGCACTGCCGGGTCGATACCGACGCCGACGATGCTCTGATCTCCGCGTACATCAAGGCGGCTCGCGAGTGGTGCGAGGCGTACTGCGACGAGACTTTCGTTCATGCCCAGTACCGCATGACGCTCGATTCGTTCCCCGTGGAGATCGAGCTTCCTCGGCCACCGATGGCATCGGCTGGCACGACCACGGCGGTGAGCGTGACCTACACGCTGGAGAACCAGAGCACCGCGACGCTCTCGACCTCCGAGTACCGCGTTGATCGAGACAGCGTGCCGGGCGTTCTCCGCACGAACTACAACGGCTCCTGGCCCTCGCATCTTCTGGACTACAACGCCGTCACCGTTACATGGTGGGGCGGGCGTGACGCGACCGGGGCAAGCACCCCGCAGCGGGTGAAGAACGCGATCCTCTGGCTCGTGGGCATGTGGTACGAGCGGCGGATGGCGGCGGATGCGGTGAGCCTCTCGGAGATCCCGTTCGGCGTGAAGTCGCTGCTCGATTCCGCCAAGTGGGGCAGCTACCGATGAGCGTGTCGGGTCGCATCGCGATCGACGTTGAGTTCCTCGACCGCACGGCCACGGCGGCCGGGAGTTCGCTGAACACAATCGCACTGCGGAATGCGAGCGAGTACGCAACTGGCAAGGTGGCTGTTATCGCCGGAACGTGCAGCACGAGTGCCGTCACAGTGGCGACCGCCTTGGCTGCCTACCGCGACGCTGCCGGGGCTGCGGTTACGTTCGCATCTCTTGAGCGAGTGGCGTTCTCATCGCCGACTCTCGCGTACTTCGATTGCGAGCAGCGTGGGCTCGGCAGCGACAACATCATCGCCAGCAGGAACGGCGAGGTGACTGTCGTGGACACGCCGAGCGTGACGTTCGTCTACACGACCGCTGGCACCGCGTCCTACACGCTCGTGCTCTATGGAACATGAGGCACGAGCATGAGCGACGTTCGCGGCAAGTTCGTGATCGACGTTGACTTCACCGACCGCACCACGGCGACAGGCGTGCAGCGGCTGAAGATCGTGTCGCTTGCGTCTGCCACCGAATACCCCGATGGCAAGGTCGCGGTCGTGTCGGGAACGTGCGGCACGGCGGTCGTGAGCGTGCCGGTCGCTCCCACGACCTACAGGAACGCAGCCGGGAATCTGGTCTCGTTCGGCAGTGTGTCGCGGGTAGCGTTCCAGGCGAGCGGGCCGACGCTCGTGGCGTGCGACGGCATTGGCGGGTGCGGGGTGAATGATTGGACGATTTACTCGCGAGCGGGACAGGTTGCGGTTTCCGAGGCGATAGAGACTGCCTCGTTCTCCATCAGTGTGTTCGGCACCGCTGGCACGGCATCCTTCACGCTGGTGATGTATGGCACTTGACCCCGGTCGCCTTCGCGAGCGGATCACGATTCAGCAGGCGACCGCGCGACGCAACTCGCTCGGGGAGAGCACGCTGGAATGGGCGACGTTTGCGACGCGGTGGGCGAGCGTCGAAGGGCTCTCGTCTCGCGAGGTGCTGCTCTTGGGGCAGCAGCAGACCGACGGCACGCACCGCGTGCGGCTGCGGTACGTGACGGGGCTTGTGCAGACGATGCGGCTTCTGTGGCGTGGTCGGGTGCTGGAGATCACGACGCTGCTCGAACACGCGAACCGCAGCGAGCACGAGTTGCTGTGCCAAGAGAGGGTGGACTGATGGCTGTCGCAGGCATTGAGATCACCGCCGAGATGGCTGAACTGCGGCAGTTGCAGCAGGACATCGGCCGTCTGTTCTCGCTAGCGGACAAGGCCCGCATCCTGAAGGCTGCATTGACGAAGGCGATCGAGCCAGCGTTCCAGGCGTTGAAGCAAACCACGCCGCTCGGGCCGACCGGCAACCTGCGGCGGGCGATCGCAAAGAAGATCGTTACCTACACGCGAGACGGGGCGGCGGTTGCGGTGCTTGGGTTCCGGCGGGCGGGGCTTTCAGCATCTGAAAGTGCAGCGGGTGGCACGGTGCGAGCCGGCCCCGACCGGGCGTTCCACCAGTGGTGGCTGGAAGAGGGCACGCAGGCTCGGCAAGTCAACACGCTCTCGAACAAGCCCTACGGCAGGAAGGGGCACCTGCGTCGAATAAAGGGTCGCCCTGCGGTTGAGGTTCGGCCGCACATTGTCCAGAAGGGACAGGGCGGGTACATCGCTTCGAGCTTCAATCGGCTCGGGCCGTTCAAGATGATCCGCACTGACGATGGTCGCGTCCAGAGCGAGCCGGGCTACCCGAACGCGTTTTTTCGCAAAAGCAAAACGCCGATCACGATCCCGGCAATGAATCCCGGTGGCAGTGGCGAGCCGCCCCTCAAGACCGCTTGGGAACGCACGCAGCCCACCGTCGCCGAGATCCTCCAGCGGGAACTGCGGCTCTCGCTGGAGCAAGCCCTCGACACCCTCTCCCAGCGATCTACGGGAACTATCGGCACATGAGCGTCAAATCCCCCGAACGCCTGCTCGCCGACGCCCTGGCTGCCGCCCCGCTCGTGGCCGACTTAGTTGGGGATCGGGTCTACCCGGTCATCGCCCCCGCCTCGGCGGCGATCCCGTTCGTTACGTGGCGGCGGCAGGCGGTGCAGCGGGAAGCGACCCTATCCGGCCCGTCGGGAATCGCGACCGTGACGCTGGCCGTGGACATGTACGCCACGACGTATGAGGCAGTAAGGGAGCTCGCTGACCGCTGCCGCCAGACACTGGATGGTTTCAACGGTGCCTTGGGAAACTGGATTTCGGTTCGCAACGTGTCGCTGCTCAATGAGAGCG